CAAGTTATGGGCGAGAGTATTAAGAGTAAGTATACTCCAATATATCCAAGTAAGTATCAGGGAAACACAAAGCATATAATATGTCGTAGTAGTTGGGAGAGAAAGTTTTGTCAATGGTGTGATATGAATAATAGTATTATATCATGGGCATCAGAGGAGTTCAGCATACCATATGTTTCACCAAAGGATAATCGAGTTCATAAATATTATCCAGATTATTTGATAAAGGTGAAAGAAAAGAATGACATGATAAAAACTTATGTGGTTGAAGTCAAACCACATAAGCAAACCATGCCTCCTAAACCAAGAAGTCGTAAAACAAAATCATACATTACTGAGTGTGTCACCTATGCAGTCAATCAGGCAAAGTGGAAGGCTGCAAAAGAATTTTGTGAAGACCATCGTATTGAATTTAAAGTAATCACAGAGAAAGAACTCGGAATCCGATGAGTAGACTTGAAGGTAACAATATAAACAATCCAACAAATGATCAGGAAGATATGATGCTAGAAATCATGTCTCTTTTAAATGATACAGTCACACCAGTTCCTGATGTTGGAAACTTTTACACCTTTGTATACAATCCAAAGACTCCAAACATCACATATGATCAGCATCCGTTGATAGCCTGCACTGACATATTTGGTTGGGGTTTCCGTGGTCTTAATTTTCATTGGCAAAAGTATCGTAACTACACATGGAATGAACTTGCAGGTCAGTTATACGTGGTGCAACCAAATGAACTTGATGATCTTCTTGCAATTCCTTATGCCAAGTTCCTAAATAACTAAAAAGGTCGATAATGACAATAACAAACCAAACAAATCCAGTAGGGTCACAATATATAAGTAAAAAAAGTCAAATCATTGTGCCTAAAGAAGGTATCACTGGTGTTGAAAGTTTTACAAAAGAAAGAATATATACATCATTAAGACTTACAAAAACCACAAATAACCCACCCACATATACAAAAGAAATAGTTCAACATCCAAGTGCTACAAGTGATAGTTATACTGTCATAGCAAAACAAAATAAAGATACTGGAGAGTTTGATTTTAATTTAGGAACTGATTACAAAAATACAGACAAAGATGCATTTCAAAAATTATTAGTAGATCAAACTAAAACTCAATCAAAAGATGCAGAGAAACAAATAAGAGATAAAATAAATGCTGATACTAAAGCTATTAATGGAAATAAATCAAGCACAGATAGCACAGAGGATTCAAAAGACTCTTCAAAAACAAAAACGAATCCCATGGCTGGGACAGGGAGAAAAAATTATGGAGTAATGGTATATCCATCTTTTATTCAGAAAAGTAACCAAGATAAATTAAAAGTAACTATTCTTGAATTTTCATCAAGATTTGAGAGTGGAAAACTTACTAAAGCACAACAAGATAAAAATAAACCAAAGATAAGTGATTATGGAACAAATAGAAATGCCAAAGCTAATTATGAAAGGGCACTACGAAAATACAATAAACAAAAACCAAGCACTGCAGTATCTTTAGATAATAATAAAAGAATTGAGGCAAACAAAAGAACTCTAGGGCATATTACATTACCAATTCCAAATGGAGTTACTGATCAAAATCAAGTTAACTTTACAGATGGGGAGATGAATCCCTTTCAAGCCGGAGCAGCAGAAACTGCACTAACAACATTGATGGATGGTTTTTCAAAAGGTGCAGAGAAAGGAGCTGATTTCGTTACTAAATTTCTAACAAACCCCGGTACAGGACAAGCTCTTGCAAATTTAATTACATCATCAGTATTGGGTCTTGACAATAATCAACTTCTTGCAAGAACAAAAGGTAACATATTTAATAACAATTTAGAACTTCTTTTCAAAGGGCCAACATTAAGACCATTTACTTTTCAATTTCAATTAAGTCCAAGAGATGGTGTAGAGGCAAGACAGGTGCAAAAAATAATAAGAGCATTTAAACAGTCAAGTGCAATACAAAAAACCTCTGGTGGTATGTTCCTTGCAGCACCAAATACGTATAAATTAGAATTTATCAATGGAAATACTGGTCGCACTCATGAATTTTTACCAAGAATAAAAGAATGTGCATGCACGGGTGTAAGTGTAAATTATATGCCGACAAATAGTTACATGACTTATGAAGACTCATCAATGGTCGCATATACTTTACAAATTGGTTTTAAAGAACTAATACCAGTATTCAATGAAGATTATGATGACAATGATCAAGAACAAACTGGTATGATATCCATGCCAAATAATCCAAACACAGGTGGTAATATAGGTTTCTAATGGCTAATCCTTACTTTCGCAACTTACCAGAATTTGAATATGTAAATCGCACAGAACGTGGGCGAAGTGAAGGCGATTATTCAGTTGTAAAAAACTTTTTTAAGAGAGGTAAACTTAGAGAAGATATTTTTCAAGACCTTACATTTTTTACAAAATATATTGTAGAGGGTGATGATCGTCCAGACAACGTAGCAGATAAAGTTTATAATGATCCTACATTAGATTGGGTTGTATTACTATCAAACAATATTACTAATGTTCAAAGTGAATGGCCTTTATCTCAGGCTGATTTTCACGTCTATGTAACAGGTAAATATGATGAAGAAACTCTATACTCAGGTATACATCACTATGAGTCTAGAGAGGTTAAAACAACTGATAATTCAATAATCATACCGGCAGGGCAAAGAGTTGGTGTTGCACAAAGTGTTTCTTACTATGACGATGCATTAGGTCAACATGTGAGAGTAACAGATGTCGCTCTTCCCGTAACAAACTTTACGCATGAAGAAAAATTAAACAATGACAAAAGAAATATATTCGTTTTAAAATCATCGTATCTTAATATTGTGTTTGATGATCTTGAAGAAATAATGGAATATAAAAAAGGTTCCACCCAGTATGTGAGTGAAACCTTAGTGCAAGGGGATAATATCAGACTATTTGATTAACTATCTGCTAACTTTTGAAAGTAGGATAGTGCATCATCTTCATCAGAATCAACAGTAGTGGTTGCTGCGGGAGTTGCTACTGCTTGAGTAACTACTTTTTCTGCAACATCAAGACCTTCACTTTCACTCTCTAACTCCTCATCAGGAATG